CTGACGAATAAGCTGCCACTTCCGTTATTACGTTTGCGAGAAGCGTTGCAATTATTGGAATCGATGCTATCCTCTTGAACGATTCACAATGAGCTGCAAGAGCTGCGTTCTTTGCTGTCGAAGGATCACCACCTATTGTAACTATATCAATGTCTTTATCTGTCTCGAAAAGAGACAGACCAGTCCTTGAGTCAGTTACACTGTCAAACCCTCCGATATATGCTGCATCGTTCACAACTCCGTCTGTACCACCAGCAAGAGCAGTTGAAGAAATGTTTACTGGTACTAATGTTCCGTCTTTTGTAGCAGTAACAAGCTCACTGTGATCGTTTATCGCATTAACAAGTCCATCGAGTGTGGTAAAGGCATAGTTCTCTGTTTCTCCACCGTATGTAATGGTGAGAACACCGTCAGTAACAGCAAACGTTATGTTGTTTCCGTAAGCTCCTTTGTATTTTGCAGTAAGAGTAAGTGAATCTGCGTCTCCTGCTGCAAGAAGCGTCTTTGTTGCGTAGTCAGCTGAAGATCCTGCTACTCTTACTACTTTCAATGCTTTCGGACTCTGAAGAAGGATAGCATACAGCGCTCTTGCATCCGCCTTCCCGAGTCCACCAAGTGTACTATTTATTTCTGATGGAGAGTTTATCGATATTATCTCGTTCAAAGGGCCAAAAACGAAATCACCAACAAACCCTACTGTTCCACCGCTCCCAGATACGTTTGGAGCTACTGGAAACGTTCTTACATCTACACTTACTCCGGGTATCAAACTCGACATTTTCTTGCCTCCTTATGTTTTCGTTGAATTTAACTCTGTTTCTAACACTAGATCGTGTGCTTCTCTGAATATATCGAATCCCCAAAACCTGCAATCGAGAGAGAACCTGTAATAATCCTCATCATTTTCAGTTTCAAAGTGAGTGATGCGCCTGAAGAATATAGGGTCAATGAATGTTGCGTCTTTTATAGTCTTCAGAGCTGAGTGCAAACTACTGAAAAGCGAATCTCTTTCCCTCGATGATTTTGAGAATATGTCTAGTTGAAAGAGAATCGAGTACGCTTCTCGCGATCTGAGAAGCGTTGCAGCAGTTGCTGTCTTGCTTTCTATCGTTACAGTAATGAACTTTACCGGCTGACCGGAAACCCTTGTAATGACTATGCAAGGCATTGATTGATGCGCTTTTGTGTAGTCAGTTATTACGTTCGCAGATACAGAGTATTTTGCAAAGTATGCTTTGATTTGTCTTATAAGACTGTCAATAAACTTCTCCATGCAATCACTCTCCGTAGTATCTTGTGAACGCCCTTCCTCCTACACCAGAATCCTTAGAGAAGCGTCTTAGGTCTTTCTTCAGCTTCACTCTCATCTTTTCAAAAGCTGGTCTCATGAATGGATAAGGCTTCGTGCCTTTAGTACCTATTGTCTTTTGAATTTCTACTGCTACTGGCCATGCTTCTCTTTCTGATAAACCGTGTTTTCTGACAACAAAATCTATCAACGCTCTCAATGGAGGATAGTGAGGTCGAGTACCCCTCTCAACATATGGAGCGTGTGGTGCTGTGTTAGTCAAGTACCAAGATGTTGTTAATTGGCCTCCCTTTGTCTTTACTATCTCAAATGACTTTTCGTGAGCCAATTCGTGAGTAACAATGTTGTCGTTCTGCTTCAGCGTGTCGATGGCCTCATACTTTGCCTCTATTAGTCTGCCAACTATTATTTCGTCAACGTAAGATTCTACTGATGTCAACGCCCTCGACTTCCAAGAAGCAAGCATTCTGTGGCCTTCCAATTTGACGCTCATCTCAGCACCCTTGCGAAGCATTTGACTATCGACTTGTTAGGTTGAATCCTCACTACCGTGTATGTCTGTCCTCTCCAAACAACTCTGTCGTTTTCCAAAATCTCGTCGTCTGTGTATAAAACAATCGAGTCGTTAGGTACAAGTCCTTGAACGACGGAAAGGGTATCAAGTTCCGCTAGTCTGACTATCGCCTTTATGCGTCTCCTTGTCTCCCCAACGACCCGAATTTCACCCCTCAAAGCGTCCTCTTCAACAGTCTGCCTGACCACTTCAACCAATTCGCCTTCCCTTGCGACTCTCCATGCGAGGCTCATATTTTCACCACCCTGTACATATCGAGAAGAGAAGTGTCGAAGTCCTCATAGTATGTTCTAAGCTCCGCCTCTCCCGTACCGTGTACACCAACTGGTTTGTTCCACATATACTCGCAGTACTGCAATACTGCGAGTTTCAAGTCTTCGGGTATCGAAGAGTACCCGCCAGTGTAATTCACGGTAAGTGTTCCTGTCTTTCTTGTGTGCAGCTTAACCATACAGAGGTTTGAAGTGTACAATACTTCGTATGTTTCTCCGTATTTATCTACGACAGAGGACACCGTGCCGATCGGTGATTCATTTACGAATCCAGTCCCGTTGATGAACTCGACTTCTTCAGTGTATGTTGTGTATGTGAATTGACGACCGCAGTAAGACTTTACAAACGCTATTGCTCCCCTAAGAAGCGCGCTTAGTCTTAGATCGTGCCTGTCGTCTTGAATCGCTAGGTGGTTCTTCAATTCTGTCAGTGTTACCATCTTTGTCATTCCCTTCTGTAGGCTCGACTACCTCAAGATATTCCTCTCCAAACGCTGTGAATATATCTTCGTCTATGTTCAGGATTTTTCCAGCACCTATTGTCGAACCCACAAAGATGGGTTTCTTTACTCGTACAGTCTTCATCTATTCGCACCGCCTAGAATGGGGCTGATTCTTTTCCGTACAATACACCTACAACTCCAATCGTTAGTGTTGCTGAAGGCGTGAGAGAGAATGTTATAAACGGATAGCCAATATCTTTTACAATCTCAAGCTCAAACCAGCCAACGTCGTCTGTAATAGCGGTTCCTGTATAAGCCAAAGTTTTAGTGCCATCAGCGGTGGCGGATTTGTAGTATTTTACTGTTACCGTTGTTGTTGTAGCGGAAGCTGATAGCTGCCCTATAACGTGCATCCGTTCATATCCTCGAAGATCGACCGTCGTTGGTGTCGCAAGGGATGTTATCTGTGCCAAAGGGTAAATCTCAAAAGCTTTTGTGTTCTCAAGCACAGAGAACCCCAACATCGTTGCAAAAGTAACAACGATAATCATAACAAGTGCTAACTTTGTTCTCTTCATTTCATCACCTCATTAAAAGAGGGGCTTGCGCCCCTCGTATTTTAAGCAGCAGCGGTTTTCAGGACTGCGAAGGCTTCAGGGAAGGCGATAGTTATGGCCACTCTCTCGATAGCCCTTATAGCCATCATGTTGTTCTGGAAGAGGGACACACCATCAACGGTAGCCTGATCGGCTATCTGGAGAGTAAGATCCTTCTTCTTCCCGAAGTACACGTAACCGAGGTCTCCGTAGCACATGAACTTTTTGCCGGCGGCAGTATCAGTAACAGACGGGAGCAGAGAACTCTTCGACCACGGATATTCCCATATAGTAGTGCTTGGGAAGAGATACGGCCCGTTGGTCCCATTCGTGAGCTGTCTTATAACATTGAGGACAGTTCTGTGCATGAAGTATCTCGAGTTCTCTTCCGCGGCTTCGTGTACAGCAGCGTTCAGGTTAAGAAGATCGTTAGCCGAAACGTTCAGTATCGACGTTTTTGTTGCTGGCATAGTAACTGATGGAACGCTTGCGTGGTTCATTATGCCAGTAAAGACAGAGCCGTCTCCGTTGAATAGCTGGTAATCCTCTCCCTTAGCGAACGCCCTCGCGAAGATTCTTCCGAGAATTGAAGTTATGTCAATCTCGGAATCTTCAAGCAGATCGTTGGTTATGGGAACGATGATTGCAGCGTCCTTTATGTTGAGCTGAGTTATCCCGAAAGCTGGCTGACCAGTAGAGATGCTTCCGCCTTCAGTTACCCACGTTACTTCAGGCTCGGAAGTGAGTTTCGGGATCTTCGCCACTCTTCCACCCATGTTCATCTGTGTGGCAAATTGCCTTGTTATTCCGTATTTGTAGGCGAGTTCATCGACCCTGCCTACAAAATCATCTGGAACGAGATACCCTCCGGTAGCGTCTCCCTGACCAGTGAGGGCCTTTGCGACAGCATGATCTCTGTTGACGATAGCCTTCACCAGTTCCCTGAGTTCCTTATCCGTTGACTTGGAAACAGGAGTTTCTGGAATGGGCGCACCGAGAGCCTTCTCCTTAAGGTATGCGTCTATCTCCTTTTTAATCACGTCAGGCGTAACGGTTGCGATCGTCTTCACCTGATTTACAATGTCGTTCTTCATGTTTTCGAGAGCTTCTGTTATCTCCATTACCCTACCTCCTTAATTCTTCGTTTAATCTCGTCCGATGCGGACTTGAGCTTTTGCGATAACTCGAAATTCTTTATATACTGCAACGCTTTGCTTATTTCCTCAGCCCTCTCATCTATCCACCTTTGGGCATTTTCGACTGACTTCATGAACGGGTCGAGAACCTTTATCATGTTCTCCGTGTCTATCCCAATCTTCATGTCATAGGTCTGCTGATTTATTCCCTTTCCATACAGGCTCATTGCCAACGCTTCAGGGTGGGCAGGTACGGTAACGAGCGACAGTTCAAGCAGTTCCTGTTCCATGAAGTGTATGCCCTTGAGATGGCCTTTATCGTCCTCTATCCATTCGTACTTAAGGGGCATGAACCCGACAGAAGAAGCTCTCATTATCTTGAGCTTGTAGAGGTTGAACAGCTTGTCGGAAAGATCGCTCACTCCCTCGGGAGGGAACTCTATAAGGAAGGTTAGTTTGTCGTCTTCCCTTTTGACTTCCTTAGCCCTCGCGACCGCAGGAATCCACGAATTGTGGCCGAAGAGAATGACTGGATTCTTCTTGTAGTTGGCCAGCTTCCAGCCCTTCACGTCTATGATGTCCCCGAGCCTGTCCTCAGAACCAGTAGAGCCGACCATTCTGAGCGTTCTCTCTTCGCCGTCCGCTTTCTCTACTTCCGATTCCATGTCGCTTATTACTCTTTCGATGGTTACTTCTTTACCTATGAGGTCTTTCAAGTCTTTCGCCTCGAGAGCCTCCTCGTCCGCTACGGCAAACTTTATCGCCGTTCCAAAAGATAAAACAGAGAACGACTTTCCCTCGGAAACAACTTCAGCGTTCCTGTCTCCGAAGAGATGATCTATCTGTTGTCTCACCACTTCGATATTCAAGCCATCACCTTCTTTCCATCTTCTTTCGGTTTTTCTCCTTCCTCGGCTTTCTTGAACGGTTCATCTCCCCACGGTACTGGCTGCAATCCCAACTCGTCCCTCACTTCGTTTATCGTCAAAACGCCGCGGTCTAGGTACTGAGTGTTCTTCGCAGTCTCGATCATCTGGTTCTTTGGAATAACGCTGTCGTAGAAAAGAACTTTGTCTTTTATCCCGTTGTCCCTGAGAAGGGATTTCGTGAGCGTCTCCGCTATAAGTGTCAGCTTCGGAGTCAGCGTGTCCTTCGCGTAAGTGTAGTCGAGCTGCTCCGCGCTCGCCCTGTTAACGTCCTCTACTATTCCGAGCTTCGCCAGCGGAACGCCGTATATCGCGGCTATCTCCTGCCTGTTGAATTGTTTAAGCTCGAGAAGCTGCATATCCTTCATCGGCATGGTTATCGGCTTGAACTCAAGTTTGTTCTCGAAGAGCATCACCTTGTGCGCGTTTGAAACGCCGCGGTATTTCTCGTCGATCTCAGCTTTCAATCTTTTGAACTGCGCATCTGACAGCGTTCTTTCAGCCTGAATAACAGCCGAAGGGACGGCGGAGTTTCTGAAGAAGTTCTTCTGCCACTTATCGACGTAATAAGCTGTGCCGGTAGCGTCGGCTATTGCCGAGATAGGTGAAAGCCCTCTGAATACGTTGCTCGGATTTGGGTATTTGATCTGCAGAATATCTGAATAATCGTATTCAGTTTCATATGGCTGGTTCAACTTGAAAGACCTGTATATCCACTTGCTCGGCCAGCC